TATTCATAATATGAATATCTCTATTGGCAATACTTGTAGTTACAAAACCTTCTCTGTTGTTTAATAGCAGTGTTAATTTTCCCTTAGGATCAACATCAAATAATACATCTCTGTCAATTGAAGATAAAACAGATGGCAATCTATAATCATTATCTGTTTCAAACCCATACATAATGTGTCTAGCAATACTAAAACTAATATCATTTCTATATAAGCGTGGGTCAAACCTATATAGATCTGCAAATCTTCTATAATTTACTCTTACATAGTTTACAAGATCAAAAAATGTTTTTGATTCTTCATTTTTTGTAAACATTACAGTAGTTGCCCACAATAATTTTACACCCGTATCACTAACATATCGATCAAGATAACCTATTCTATCTGATCCTTGGACATCATTATAGTCTGATGATATTAGTAAACTACTATCTGTATCCCAATAATTGTTAAGTGTATCTGATAAAATAAAAAAATCTGTATCAATCATTAATGTTCTATCATAAGGAGTAACATCCCACACTGTTCCTCTATTTGTATTTTTAAACAATGTGGTAAATTTGTTCACGCCATCATTTAGATAACGCATTTGATCTTCATGGGGACGATCGACTGAAATTATATCGTCGAATACTTTAAGTGCGGTTTTCCAGTCATTAGATTTACGCATCCAATCAACAGTTGATGGATCAGTTACCATACTAACAGGAACTTTTAGATTTTTCTTAGCAAGACCGCCGGCAACAATTGCCATTTTAGCATAATCTAATTGCCTATTATTATGTGCATATAAGATTACACCTTTTTTCATTCTACCAACGCTTCAACAGATCTACTCTTTTTAATTTTTTGATATTCTTCCATGTACTCAAATGTCGATTGAAAATATCTGTCAAAGATATCCTCTTTAAAAACATTCAAGTCTTCGACAATAACAGGATTGTCATTAATATCCAAAAGAACCACATTCTCTGATCTTCCTTTGTTTACTAACATTTCAACAAAAGTTAATAGAGTTCTATCAATTTTAAAAATCCCACCATTATAACCAAAGGTTAATTTGGCATCAATTTTTTCTTTGAGTGTCTTGCGTTGAATATTAAGCGTTTGTCGATAGTTAGAGAACTCTAACGCTTTTTTATATTCTTCTTCCATATAATACTCCTCATTATATACGCATATTATTTATTTGCGTAGAGGGTGAGAAGAAAAATTTTATACTACCGAAATGCCGCCTACAAAGATAACAGGAGTTTCAATAGTGAAGTTTCCAGCACTTGCTGGTTGCATAGTACCAGTTGCTTCAGTAGTTTGAACAGCATATGTCACAGTTCCATCTACTGAGTCAGGGCCGCCACCTAATCCAAAGTGTCCGTCAGTCCAACGTACTTCAAACTCTAAATCTTTAGAAGTACCATTTTGGTTGTTTGAAACATCTAAACAACGTGCTTTAATAGACCAAGTATTCAAAGCATATGGACTACTTGCAACTAGATTTGCAAAAGGATTAGTGAAAGAATTGGTTAATCTAAAAAAGTTATATCCGTCTTGTGGACTTGTACCAGATCCTGGAAAGTTTCCGCCAAATTTTTGTGTTCCTGCTGTTGACAATAATGTTGTCCAAGAACTATTTTGATTTGTGGAACTTCCACCAGTACGTGAACTACTAAAATCAATACTGCTTCCACTGGCAAAGAAATGTCTTGCTTTTTCTGCTGTTGTAAATGTTACTCTAACAGTAGCAACCAATCCAGTATACCATGTTGTAGTAATATTTTGTGTTCCGTGATTAACAGTTCTTGCTCTAGTCGGTGGAACTTGATTACGTGCATTTGCTGTAATTGTTGCGTTAACTGATGCCCAATAATCTATAGGAGCATTTGAAGCGTTGTATCTAAGTCTATCACTTTCTGTTGGAGCAGTGACACCACTAGGTGCTGCTGCAAATATATGATCATAAGCATTTAAGATATCATATCTTAGATTAGCAAACTGTTCAACTGTAACGCTATCAGAAGTAGTAACTTGGCTGCTGTTTAATACTTGGCCATAACCGTATTGTCCAAAACCTGTTCCCATCACTGTGGCGATTTCGTTTTGGATAACGTTATAATCAGATACTCTTACTTTTGCGTTAACACTTGCCATGTTTATACCTCAATAATATTTATCGGTAACTTTTTAGGAAGCACTAATACTTGAAAGAGAATATGTTGGAGAAACAATCGTATAAGGTGTTCCGGACGGTTGTAGTATAGCATTTGTCTTTAACTCTTCGATATTGATTGTTAAAGTACCGTCTACTAAATCGCCTGGTGCTGGTGGACCTAGGTCCACGTAAGAATCATTTAACCTAATTCTAATATCTAGTTGAGTGGCTGTTCCCGTTGCGTTATCCGCTACATCAGTTTTTGCCGATAATTGATAGTTGTTTGCAGAATATGGAGTACTGGTACTTAATACATAAAAATCTTGATATGAATTAGTTAAAGTATAATAGTTTATAACAGGATCTGTTGCCGCACCAAAGTTTTGGTTACCTGCATTATCTAGTATATTAGTCCAAGCATTGTTCTGCGGTGATGAAGTTCCACCTGATCTGCTTGTGGTAATTCTAATTTTACTTCCTGCATTAAAAAAATATCTAGCTTCTGTTGCTGTTGAAAATGTAACTGTTAATACTGCTTCAGCAAGAGTGTTCCATGAACCGGAATATGTTTCACTGTCTTTAGCAGTTGTAGTAAAATTTGCAATATCAAATCTACTAATTCTAAGATCATTAGCAACAGTCTGATAAGAATTAATCGGATCTGCTGCTCCTGCTCTAACAGGATCTGTAGTTAGTGCTATAGGAAGTGTAGGAGTTACTCCTTTTTGATGCTGGTATATTGATACTAAATCAAATCTAATTGCATCAAAGTCTGCTTTACGTGCTGTCTGGCCCGGAGTTACTTCATAACTTTCAAAAGTTTGTCCATACCCGTAAGTACCACTTCCGGGACCTAATACTTCAACTGTGTTGTTTCTTAAAGTATTTAAATCGGTTGATTTAATATCTGAGCCAGTTGTTGCCATTACAATACCACCGCTTCTATGATTTTAACATCTTCGCTCGAATTAGTTTCTAATGCTATTGCAAATACATCTGAGGATTGTCCTGATCTAATTGCAGTTCCATTAGCAGAAGCAACTAATCTATCACCTTTAGTAACAGGTCCAGTAACTTTACACGGTACTCTACCTTTCAATGCAACAAATTGCCCCTCTGCAAGTTCAGCGTTCATCATAAAAGCAGGTAGTGTTGAAATAACACCTAACGCTCTATCACCATCTTTTGATTTTGTGACTTCTTTTGCTCCACCAACTGATACCACTGTGCCTGGTTCATACTGTGCATCAGTTAGATATTTTTCTGCAAGGTCAGCGTAACGTGCTGCTGTAGCAGTACCTTGAAATAGGTTAGCAGTTAAATCTCCAGCACCATCTCTGGCTGCAATTGAATTTGCTGTAGCTGTAGTTTTTGCTGTTCTGTAATTCGGGTCTGTATCAGTTGCAGAATTATCTATTTTAATTCTATCTGCCTTAAGAGCTGTTCCTTGGAATGTGTTTGCATAGATGTCACCTAGTGCATCTCTTACAGGAATACTTAATCCTGATCCTGGAACTGTAGTGCTAGGTTGAATACTGTTCAACGCACTTGCATTGGTTGCTGTACCAGTTAAGTTACCTTGTACTGAACCAATTAATGTACCTTTTAGTGTAGCAGATGAATAACCAATTTCTTTAGTGCTGGCATTAACCATAATGGTTGTGTCATTTGCTAATAAGTTACCTGTATGAGCACCTGTTGAGTTACCAGTTACATTTCCAGTTAAATTAGCGTGTACTGTAGTTGCATAAATTTCTTCCCAAACTCTTGAAGAAGAACCTAAACTGAAAACGTTCGTAGTACCTGGAATAATTCCATTTGTAGAAATATCAAAAATATTTCTTCTTGTTACGCCGTCTTCTGTAATAATAACACTAATATCATTACCTAGTATACTTTCAATTACAATTTCGTCATCGTTTTCAATTCTAACTCTGAAATCATTATCATTACCAATTTTAATACCTGGGTCTTGGAAACTGATTTCTTGATTGAAGGTAATTGATCCTTTTTGTAAGAATTGATCTGCATCAATACCACCTAATTTTAATGAATTAGATGCTGTTCCCCAATACACATAATCGTCTGAGCTAACACCTGATGTATTTGTATTAACTAATGTAAATCCTTTTTTGATTGTTGAAAAACCATCAATAGGATTAACTGATGTATTTAGGTTGAATTCTGATTGTGATACAATACCAACGACTTTACCGCCGGCATTAATTTTTAATATTGAATGGTTAGCATTACCAGTATCTTTAACTACTTGAGCTACAACACCTGATGAACCAAGATCTGGTGATGCTTCTGGTCCAACTAAAACGAACTGGGATCCGTCATAGGCATATAATTGTTTTGCAGAAGTGTCCCACCAAAAATCACCGGTTCTTAAACCTGATGGTGCAGTAGCACTAGCTTCTGCTCCGCCGGCTTTTTTCCATTTATTGCTATCGTAGAACATAAGTGCTCTGTTAGCACTATCATACCACATCTGTCCTTCAATTGCTTTAGGTGGCGGTGTAGTATTTCTAAAATTTTCTAATAAGTGTAAAAAGTTCTCATTCTGAACTTCACCGTAACCTGCATAGTTTTTACCAACAAAACGCAGATCGGTTGTTGTATCGATAGTACCATCTTCAACCGAAGTTAAAAATGTACCGTTAAATCTGTCTACTTGATATGCCATATCTTATTCCCAGTTTGCTCTTATATTTATTCAATTATCCTTGATGCTGCGTCTTCTCGCTGTTGCTCTAATGCTGTGTATTCAGCTTCTGTAAGCGTGGTTGGAACTCCTAAATGCTTCTGTCTTATGTGACGTAGCACTTTCCAATCTGTACTGCTTAAGAATTCTCTTTCTTGCCCGTTTGCTTCAGCTGTTGCTTGTGCAGCAGAATCTGCTGCGCTGATAGGCTCTACACGTCTAGTAGTTGTATTATAGAAATGTGTTCTTGCTGTAAGAAGATCATTTTCATTGTCTGTAATAGTTACTACTGACACTGAACTAGGAACACTTGGTTCATAATTTAAAACACTTATTACTTCGTTATTTTCTATACAAACATAATACATAATTAACTCCAAACCGCCAAGTAGTTAGCTGCTGGCGTTGATCTTTGTTCTGTGTTCTGTACCCAAACTCTAACTCTATCAGATCGTTGTTGGTAAGTACATCTTATACTATCATTACCGTCGACGCCGCCTGCATAATGCACCATTGCAATACTAGGTATAAATGCTATCAAATTTGACATAGTTTTTCCTGACGGCGGAAACACATCAAAAAAGTTTCTGCTATCGTTAAAACTACCTACTTGATTAGTGAATCCTGCTGTACTGTAAACAGTGTTACCATATGTAATTGTATATGGTGCTGATTGAGAATCAACATACTGTTTAGTAGCAGCGTGTAATGAAGCAGTTGGATTTCCATCAAGTGTTAACTTGCCAGTCATTGTACTGCCTGACTTAGCGACAGCATTTGGATCAGTAGCAGTTATAATAATATTTCCTGTTCCATCAAACGTAACACCATTAATCGTTCTAGGTGTTTCAAATGCTGTTGCAGTACTAGCATTACCGCTTAGACTTGCTGTGATTATTCCTGCTGAAAAATTACCTGAACTATCTCTAGCAACTACTTTGTCACCAACATTGCCTGTTGATGCATCAACAGCAAGTGTACTTGCTGTAACACCATCATAATTTGCTCCTGTTAAGTAGTCGCCAACATTCATTGTAGCGAATACCATCGGTCCCCATGTAGGTGCGCCTGTGCCGCCTGATCTTAAAACATATCCTGATATACCAGGAGCCAACATTGCTGTTGTGCCTGGAGCAGTTTGATAAGCAATTGATCCTGCATTTCCTCCTGCAAGGTGTGTTGAAATTCCGGCAGTTGTTGCTGAAGTGGCATTTCCTGTTAGGTCACCGTAAAAATTATTTGCATAGGCATTATTATATTTTAATGACGACTTTCCTAAGTCTACATCACTATCTGTAACTGGTGCTAATGATCCTCTAGATCCTAAACCAGCATCTACAGATTCTTGAGGTGATATTAATTGAAGTGAAGCATCATCTGTTGAATCATTTACTGTGATTAAAATTTTTCTTAATGCACTAATTTCAGCATCACCAGTACCTTCTAGTGTTAAGTTACTATCAAGTACTACTGATCCTGCAACACTTAAACTTGTTAATGTGCCTAAACTCTCTAGTGCAGATGTCTTTACATTGTTTGCAAGATTAGTTCCTGTTAATGTATTTGCATCTGCTGTAATAGTAACATCTGCTGTTCCATCAAATAAAACACCATTAATGTTTCGAGGAGTAGCAAGTCTAGTTGTTGTAAGTGAATTCCCTGTTAGTTGTGCTCCTACAAATGTATTTGCTGTTACAATATCAAATGCGCTTGTTCCTGAAGATGCAGTAACATTACCTGTTACATTACCTACTAAGTTTGCTGTAATTGTTCCTGCTGCAAAATCGCCTGCGTTATTTCTTGCCACAACTTTGCCGATTGTGTTTGACGATGTTGCATCAACTGACCAAGTAGTTAAATTACTTCCGTCAAAATCAGTTCCAGAAATATAATCTCCTGATACTAATCTATTTTTTGTTTCAGCTTTAAAATCTGTATCGACACTTCCATCAAATGCTGTGCCATTTAATAAGATAGGATGTTCTAATCTTGTCGCTTTAGCAGCAACTCCATCTAAGTCACCTTTTAATACAAAACCATAATCAGCAAGTGTAATACCTGCTTTTAGATCTGAAAAACCTAAAGGTCTTTCTGCTGCTGCAATACTAAATGTACTCGATGAAATAATACCTACAGTAACATCATTTACTATTAATTCAATTATAGGCTGAGCTGTATTTGTTGTATCTAAAATAGATCTAGATAGTGCTCTAGTTGTTCCGAACCCGTCAACTGCTTCAGGACCTATTAATACCCATTCAACTCCGTTCCAAGTATGTAGTGTTTTACTAGAAGTCTTAAACCAAAACGCTCCTGCTGGCGGTTCCGGAGGAGGTGTTAAAGAAAGTGCAGCAGCACCAACTTCAACCCATTTATCACCACTGTCAAAAACTTTTACTGTATTGTTTGTTGTGTCGAACCAGAGCTGTCCTTTTAGAGGAACTCTTGGAGGAGCATTGTTTGCAAAATTTTCTAATAGGAATAAAAAGTTTTCGTTCTGAGCTTCGCCATAACCGATAAAGTTTTTGCCTACCAGCGTAATACTAGAACTAGTATTAACTGTAGCATCTTCTAATACGGCAAATTCGCTTCCGTCACTTTTGTTTATTACATAAGCCATTTATACGCTCCTAATTCCATTATGGCAACACCTGGTCTGATACGTGAGTCCATGTACCAGCTAACAATTGGAATGTCTTAACAATTCTAGTTAATGAAACATTAATAACTGGACCATCAACAGGGAACACAGCAACGTTAGTAACTGCTGGTGCAGTTCCTGAAGGTTGATTAAATGTGGCAGTTGAAATATTCAACTTGCTGTTTACATCAACTGGTTGAGCAGTATTATTAATAATTGTACAAAGTATTCTTGCTAATGTTCCGTCTCTGTATTCTGAAGCAGGTGCAAGAGTTGCTAAAACTGTTAATCCTATATATGAATTTGGTTTACCGTCTGACAGATCCATTGCAAAAGATAATGTTCTTGTTTCGATAGTATTGTCAACGTATTCTTTTGTTGCACCATCTTGCGCATCAGTTGGATCTGCTAATCCTGTAATTTTCGGAGTTCCGATAAGTGCAATGTTTCCTGATCCATGAGGTTCTAGTTGAAGATCATAATTACTTGATATTGTAGAAATTTTATGGTTTTCAATTCTAAGTTCTGTAACAGGTGGAATTCCTGGTCCTACGTTAACAACGTTCTGAGTACCAAATGATGTAACACCTGGAATACTTGTAATTGTCGGTCCTAATGAATTAGCATTTAGTACTGTTACACCGTTAATTTTAAATTCTTTACCACTGGCTAAGTTAACGTGTTCTGAACTTGTCCATGCTTGAGGTGCAAGTGCAGGATATTCTGGAGTTCCGCCAATACCTTGATTACTCCACATCCAAACGTGATCTGATGTTCCTTTTAAAATTAGGCCACCACCGTCTGCAATTTCATCTGAGTTACTACCGCTGTCTCCTGTTTGAGCAAGAGTAATATATTTGTCTTCAATCGATAATTCAGTTTCTCTAATAACTGTGAGATCACCATCATTAACAGTAAATGTACCTCTAACAGTAACGTCGCCTAGTATTTCCATAGCGCCGCCTACATTAATTTTGCTATCTGAGAAACTTTCGTATAAACCAATAGATCTATCAGAAGGATCAATAACAATTGCTTGTTCCTGTGTAATACCTTTACGTACATCAATTACAATTAATTTGTCAGTTGCTGAGTTTGATATTTTTAAGTTACCAGTGTCAACTGTAAAGTTACCTTGGCCGCCGCCACCGATAACAACACCTAAGTCACTTTCAACTCTAAGTGCGTTGGACAAACTGTTTGCTGTATCTTTTCTAACATAAGTTACTGCATCAATACCACCAAGTTGTTCTGAGTTTGTACAAGTTACATCAAACTTAATTCCATCTAGTGTACCTGCGTTGAAACCTGGAGTAATATCTCCGCTAAATCCTTCAATAGAATTTTTAGGAGTAAATGTATCTTTAGAGAAAATACCTAACAATATACCGTTGTTATATAAACTTGTAATAACACGAGTTTGGTTTAATGTATCAAGAATACTTTGTACTCTAAGTCCACTTAGGTTTTGTGACAATGAATAATCTGGACCTAATAGAATTGTGTTAGTACCGTCAAAGAAGTATAACTGCTTATCTACATCATTAAACCACAAGTCGCCAACACCTAGCGTTGACGGTTGTGTATTAGAAATAGTTGCAGAAGATACTGGAACAAATGCTGATCCACTATAAACTTTTAATTTTGCTTCGGTTGCATCAAACCAAATTTGTCCTCTAATAGGATGTGTAGGTGTAGATGTACCTGCAAAATTTTCTAATAGTTTAACAAAGTTTTCATTTAATGCTTCACCAAACCCACTATAGTTTTTACCTATAAGTGTTATATCGGTAGAAATATTATCAACTTGGCCGTCTGCTACTGTTGCTACTATTGTTCCATCTGTTTTATTAATTTGATATGCCATGCTTTTCTACCTAACCTGTTGTAAACTTAGGTGGTCCTGACCTAATAATATAATTGAGTGTTAAGAACGGATTCATAATACCGACTGGTTGTCCAAGTGCGAAATCTTCGCTCGGTTTTAACACTGAACCTGATGAGTTAAAGTATTGTGCTTGGTCAACTGCTGTTGGTCCTAAACCAGATGTTGCTGGCGGAATAATAGCAGTATCGATCTTAACAGCACTATACTGAATATCGTTTTCGTTTCTCATATCGTGTTCGTGATCTGGTAGGTTTCCAAGTGTTAATGATGTTGAACTTGCACCACTTGAACTACCTAGCGTTTGAGCTTCAACACCTTCAACTCTAGCCGGAGTTGGCTCACCGCCACCGTTATCTACATATGCACCTGTTGTAGTCGGAACATCGATATTGTTATCCATGTTATGTCTACCAAGTGCAAAGCGACCACGAAGATCTGGAATTCTAAATGTACCTACACCGTTTAATGTTGCTGAACCGTTATATCTTGTTCCAATAACATCGAACAAATCAGGAAACTTAGCACGTTCAACTTCACCACCGTCACACAACAAATATCCCTCAGGAACATTTGCTCCAGCGAACGGAAAAATTGTACCAATTGGTACACCTAGGTCAGCAACAAAAACATCTCTTTTTTGTTTTAACAAACCTGATGAACTTCCGGTAGCAGCACTTTCTCTAAATACCAGTATAAAATCGTCTTTATCTGAAGTGTTAGGTACAGGTTGATCTTTACCTGAAATAATATTTGCAGTTAGTTCTGTTACAAACTGTTTGTCATAACTACCTACTTGGCCGTCAAAAGTAACAGCTGGTGAAATAACGTCTCCAGTTAATCTAAAACTTGTAACATTTTTTAAGTTAGTTGCTGTGTTTGCGTTACCTGTAATGTTACCATTGATAGTACCTTCAATTTCTTCAGCAATAATCTTTTTAGCTCTAATATTAGCATATCTTTGTGTTTCAGTACCAAGATCAAATGTATCTGTAGTGTTCGGAACCACTGTTCTTGTTACTATACCACTGTTAAAATTAGTTGTTCCGCCAACAATTAAATTTTTAGCAACTGCAACACCACCTTGTGTTACAATACTACCTGTGCTTAAACTTGTTGTTTCAGAAATACTAGCAACATTAATACTTCCTGTAAGATTAAAATCACCATCTACATCTAATTCAACATCAGGAGAAACTTGGTTAATACCAACTTTGTTATCGATAACTCTTAATATAGTAGTAGGTACACCGTTTCTATTAGTTTGTAAGTCTACCGAACTACCAGATGATGAGTTATAAATTTTTGCCGCTGTTGAAGAAGTTTGTAAGTTAAAGTTTCCATCAACACCAATTGCAACACCTGTGTTTGTTCTAACGTTTATTCCAAATTCAGTAGTATTAACTGTATCACTTCTAAGGAATTTACCGGCAGCAACTTCAACTCCGCCTACGTTAAGTGCATCTGCATTAGATGCTGTACCTATTAGTTTAGGTAATAGTCCACCTTCGAATATTCCTGAAAACAATGCCGCTTCACTATCGTTAGCAGGTGTTGTTACATTTAATCCAGCTTTAATTTCATCAAAACCTTGAATATCAATTTTTGGAGTAAATGTGTCTTTTGAAATAATAATTACAGGCTGATCTGCAATATAAAAAATTAAAATATTACGTGTTACGTTATCACTATCACTAATTCTTTCGACTGCTGGTCCATATCTTAAACCGTCAATCGAACTTTCACTTGGTCCTACAAGTAACCATCTGTTACCTGTATAAATTCTTAACTGTTGGTTTGTGGTATCAACCCATAGTTCACCAACTTTTGAATTTTCAACTGAAGGTTCAACTGGCGACTTTTGAATATTTGATGCTGCTTTCCAGTTAGTGTTGTCGAATAATTGCAAAATGCCATTAGTAGTATCGTACCATAGCTGACCTTCAACTGGATTTATTGGCTGATCGGCACTTGCAAAATTTTCTAGCAGAGCTAAAAAGTTTTCTGCAATAATTTGTCCGTATCCTGTTACGTTACGTCCAGGAAATGTTAAACTAGTGTCCTGGCTAGAGGTGTTATCGAATACTGTTATCGGTGTTTTGTTGTTTTTATCAGTAAAATTTACAATATATGGCATTTAGTTACACCTCAGAAAAACCAGTTAAACTTTGTACTCTAATAGTATAATCAATCTGTAAAAGTCTGTTTAAAGATTTCTGTACTGGATGGAAAACAACGTGTGTTAACAACTTACCGTCACCATCCGGATTATACCATTTAAGCCCTAATTCATCGAAAACAAAGTTTCCGTTCATATCCACTGAATTGTCAAACGCTTCTTGATCGTCTGGTTCACCGTAATCTAGCAAACAACTAATCAAAATGTCGCTGTATGTTGCGCCACTTATGTGTCTAACTTCCATTTTGTTTCTTACAGGATCTGAATTTTGAATACTATTTTGATCAACAACTTT